CGTGATAAAAATCGCGTTGGATGTAAGTAGAGCTACGGCTGGTGTTGGTTCCTGCGGTATCTGTCTGTCGGATGAGATACCCCTTGCAAAAATGGTAAAGACGAGTTGTAAACACGAGTACTGCGACGGATGTATCACCCAAATCATTCGTACTACACCACGATGTGCGTTCTGCCGAGGAAATATTACCACGATTTGTGTAAATTCGTCGAAAGTCTATAATAAAATATTAAATAAAAAATAAATAATAAATTCTTAAAAAAAATCAAAAAACAAAAATAAATAAAAACAAAAGGACTTGTTCCTTTATTTTTTTTTGATTTATTTCTTTTTCTTTTGACTCATCCAGCTAATTGCTCTTTCACAAGACCAGACTGATTATACCTTATTGAATAAGGCATCTCCTTTATAATATTAATAATTTTTGATAACCATATACATTTTTCAATAGTTTCTTTATCGCCACAACCTTTTTCTTTTATATTCCTATTTATATCGTTTAAAACATATTTAAAATAATCCTGAACGGTCTTCTGTTTTGTTTCAGGAAATAAACGATTACCTGTATCTATTACGGTTGCTTCTTGTGCAGAAAGTTTATCTCTAAATTCTTCATATTGCATATTTATGACTCTTGCGTTAACAGTTTTTTGATCGTCGTTATTATCTGAGACATACCCTTTTGAATTATACCACGATTGACCAGTTGTTAATATTTTTAATGTGTATAATTTTATTTCTCTTCCACATATTTGTATATTTGAATCATCATCTAATCTAACATAAGTCATATTTGGTATTTCTGACGCTAATATATCAAACTTTTCTAATAAATTGTTTCCCGTTGTAGCACCACATTTATGTAATGCCTCAATATAAATATGGTCTGGATAAATAATAAACAAAGCACAATCTTCACCCTTCTCTGATATGTGTATTTCTATTTCATTTGTAATGTTTATATCTTTACCTGAAAAAATGCGCTTAATTGTTTTAATAGTTTCTTCATTTGGTATAATAGGTTTAGGTTCGTCGGTTGAAGAACGTCCTTGTCTAGACTTGTCATCTTTTTTGGGTGGACTTTTACGCGTACTTTTGGGTGGACTTTTACGCGTACTTTTGGGTGGACTTTTGCGCGCACTTTTGGGTGGACTTTTGCGCGCACTTTTGGGTGGACTTTTGCGCGCACTTTTGGGTGGACTTTTGCGCGCACTTTTACGTGGACTTGTCACTGCCTTGTTATGTAGTCCATTTGAAATATACAAATCAACATAATATGCTTTATTATTACCCTTAGAATAACCTATTTTATTTTTTGTTAGTTCCGTCTTTAATTTGTCAACCGTCATTGACTTGCTAATTGATGATAATCCTTCGTCTTCTTTTGGCATATATATTTGTTTTTGATACAAGTAGGTAGGTGAAGACATTTTTAATTATAACTATATTATAGCATTATACATTTGTATTCCAAGATAGAATGAAAAGATATCTTTTTAGATTTTGCAAAACCCACATTTCAAACGCCGAATTTTTTAAAATGTGTTCAAAATAAAATCTTGCTTTAACCCTTAACCAACATCGTTTTTTTCAACAAAATATCAATATTGGAAAGCATTCGTTTCTTCTCTAAATTGTAAGGCCGTATGGACGCAATGCATTCCGCATAGGATTTCCACCGGATATCGCTGATTTCGTTGGATTCTTGAAGAACCGGTTCACTGCTCTCGTAATCCATATACGTTAAGAAATACTTGTGTTTATACGACTTGTAATTGGACCCGCAGAAAATCTCCTCAAACGGCGAAATATTTTGTATCACCCCCGTTTTCGATAACTTGAACCCCGTCTCCTCATTGAACTCGCGAATCGAACAATCCAGGTCAGTTTCATTGTAATTACGCCGACCCTTTGGAAACCCCCATTCCTGTTCTTCCCATTTAGTGGTGCATGCATCCACCAAATCCGCCAAAGTATATTGGTGATTGATCCCGTGCCTTAACTGTGTAAACTTCTCTTTGGACCCGGTTTCTTCGTTCTTGTAATGCGAAAAATTCGCCGGTTTCCCCCAGACTAAAAGCCAGATATCTTCGAAATCCATGGTTTTCAGCATCTCCTTCTCTGCATTTGTCATTTGGTAAACCATATTGCAAATATAGTAGCGATTGTAAACCGAATACTTGCCTCGTATAAAATCAATGAATCCGAGTGTGTGTTTCCGCCGTATCATCAAATACTCGATTAAATTGGTTTCCGGGTTTTTCCGAAAACCGATGATTCCATTGCTGGTGATGGGGAGACAGCAATTATAAAACATGTGTCCTTTTTTCCCGCAATTGTTGCAATAAACGTTCATTCCTACTTGAATATAGTATCCATGTTTCTATATACTTTTAACTATGTCAACCCGATTGGACGCAAAGACATGGGGCCCGCACTACTGGTTTTTCATGATGACGGTTGCTTTAACGTATCCCGATTTTCCGAACGATGTGACCAAGCGCAAGTATTACGATTTTTATATGAATTTGCCGGTTTTTATTCCGGATGGAGAGATGTCCGGGCGATTTAGCACAATGCTCGATAAGTATCCGTTAACCCCGTATTTGGGGAGCAAAGATTCGCTGATTCGCTGGGTCAATTTTATCCAGAACAAGTACAACGATTTGTTGGGGAAACCGACAGTATCGTTGGATGAAGCCATGCAAGAATATTTTGACAATTATATACCAAAACCGGTGTATTTGCACCAGGAACTGAAAATGCGTCGATACTATTTGCACGTTGCATTTATATTGGGGTGTCTGGCGCTCATTTATTATTACTCTTAAGGTAAGGGAACCCATGGTTCCCTTATGATCCCTCCTTATGATCCCTCCTTATGATCCCTCCTTCATCCCTCCTTCCTTATGATCCCTCCTTCATCCATGCTTAAATAACAATTAAGTATATAGATATGCGCATCGAGCTTGTCATTTTTGGATTAACCGCATTTTTAATTGCAAACGTATATACGGACGGCAAATACTGGAAGCTGTTGCAAACCAACCAAAAATATTATAAAATGGCCGGGATTGCTTTAGGTGGCTTGATGTTGTACGTGTTGTTCAAAAAGTTCCCGTCCAAAGCCACCGATATTATCCGCGGGTCCAACGAATACTTGAAATATTTGCCCGTCGACAAAGATACCATCAGTGTTCTAAACCCCATCTTGGATTTCACCAAGAAACAAAATATGTATAACGACAATGCAGGCGGACTCATGCCGATTTTACCAATGGGTCAAGATCGTCAAGAGAACCGCATTATGAACTCGGGCAGAGCCGACGGAACAACCAAAACCAAACGCTCCGTCAGCGAAACCAAGAAGAAGTTCGTGGCAAGTCGGCAAAACTGGAAATGCGAAGACTGTGGCGAACAATTGTCGGCGTGGTTTGAAGTGGATCACAAAGTGAGGCTGGAATATGGCGGGAGCAACCACGTGGACAATTTAGTGGCTTTGTGCAGAGAATGTCATGGCCGTAAAACCACCATGGAGAATTTATAAGAACCCCTTAATATATATTATGTCGGTTCCAACTACAGAAAGTTTTAATTTTATAGAATGTTTCAAATCAAATGCAATCACACTTGCCGTGGCAATTTACCTGATCGTCATTGCCTACTACATGACAAAAGACCCCGAAAAATTGTTCACCAAAATATACTTGTATGCAACCATTGCGGTGGTTCCGATTTTTGCAGGCATCATATACACATTAAGGAAATCTGGGGGTGATTCTGTAGCCATTGGAACCAGCGACTACATTAAGTATGGTGCCGGGTTTCTTGCCTTTTTACTGGTTGTATATTTTTTGAACTACATTAATCTCACTTCAAAAATGGTTTTTATAGCAACTGGGTTAATCCAAATGATCGTGATCGCCATGATCATTGTCGCTCTCGCAATCATTTACAAAATTGGATACAATTACCTATATAAACTCCCCGGATGGGCAGGATTTATTGTGAATCTGATTTTTTACATTCCGTGTATGCTTTTGGATTTGCTGGAATATATCAAAGCCGATTTAAAACAGGCACCAAAATCGGTATATGTTTTACTCATTTTTGAACTGGTCTTAGGTCTTCTCTACATCTATGCCCCAAAAATAACAAAAGCATTTGCGAAATCATTTTCCAACAAAGATGGAAAAGTGGTTCAGTTGGAGCCGGTGAAACTCATCAATGAATCCCGGTTATCCAGCTACGTGGATTTGCAAAAGGGCAACACAAAGAATAATCAAGTGATAAACAACAAGTTTGCCATCTCTATGTGGGTCTACATTGTTCCCACCCACTCCACCCACAGTGGCGATGTCACCGTTTTTGAATTCACCGACTACCACCCGCGACTCATTTATGATGGCGCAAAGGGACAGTTTAAAGCGTTTTTGAACCAGGCCAACTCGGTGGAGTTTGATATGCCTCCGCAAAAGTGGAACCACGTGGTCTTCAATTATGCCAAATCCAACGCGGATATTTTCGTAAATGGCGAGCTAAAAGGGTCCGTAAAGAGAGACCACATCAATGAAAAATTAAGTTTGGGCGACGTCATTGTTGTAGGACAGAACAACGGATTGTCGGGCGGAATATGCAATATGGTTTATTTTGGTCGTCCTTTGTTCAACTATGAGATTGAAACGATTTATGCGTTGAATAAAGGGTCGGACCCGCCGACGATTTAAACCTTGAAGAATTAAAATGGGACGCTTCAGTTTAAAGGATGACCGTTTTGACCGAATATAAATCATAGAAGGTGCACCCAGGTGCGTCCGCTTTTTCAAGCAGTTCACTAATATACTGCTTTGGACTCCATTCTGGGTGTTCTTTCCAGACATCTGGAATAAAGGTGCCTTTTTTACCATTGCATTCAATGGTATATAAGTTGTTTTTGTTTGTGGGTTTATGCACTTTAACGGATTCATTATCCATAATTGTAAAACTGCATTGCAGTAAATCGTTTTTGTTAAAGGACTTGTTCCAACGAGTCCGCGCGTCTTCAATTAGGTCCGGGATAATTTCCACAACATTTGCAAAAAGGGATTTTCTTGGGTTATAAAATCGACCGATACATGCTCGAGTAGCAACATCGGCAATCGTTATAAACAATCCGTTTTTACACCGGGGTTGCAAGAGAACCGGCATTTTTACTTTCGAATCCATTATGGATGAGAGAACAAAGGCTTTGCAAAAAACAAGTCGCCATTTCTCGTTCTCTGCATCTGCCAACAATTTATTTGGAACAGAAATCATTGACAGGTAAGAAACAATCTTTTTACATTCTTTGGTGGACCATTGAATCCTTCGTTTTTGCGAGTCGTCGTAGCATCTTATTACTGGGTATTCACCCATTGCTAACACGGTTTTGCAAAAAGCGTACAAATTCGCAGGACCACACATTGAAATACTGGTATCTGGAACATACTTTCTCTCCAGAATTGAAGAAATGAGAGATGTCTCTTTATCCAAAATGGTTTGACTATTCACATTGTATTCGTGCGACATATCGCTGGTAAATACAACCACGTTTTTTAAATTTTCTTTTAAAAACCCGACAATGTCTTTTTCGACTGAAAACCATGACTCAATTGGAACATTGGGATATTTGTCCCTGAGAATTGCAACATTTATGTTGACGCTGTGGTCTACATTTGTGCCTGGATTGTGCTTTACTCCAAATAACCAAATTTTGTTTGGGTTTTTAATACAACAAGAAAAACTTTCTAAAGCGGAATGACCACTATATACTAGACTGGCATGAGGGACAAATAAAATTCTGGTTTTTGCGGATGTTTTGGGAAGGTCCGAAATAAACTGGTTCCAAAGGGTTTTTACTTCGGTTTTTGTGGGGGTGGGTATCATATAGTAATTTATTATATTCTTAATTTACAAATTAGAATGCAAGATTTTCTCCGTTCTCTCGAACCTACATACATTTCAAAAAACGTGGAATACGAAAAAGAATGTGCAGATGGCCGAATGTTCAATAATTGTCTTCTTTATTGCGAGGGCGCACACAAACCCAAATGGCGTGGCTGGCTCCACGTACTCGCCGTTTTCATGTTCCCATACATATTTTGGAAATTCTATGAACTCACTGCAGGAACAAACCATTTTTATTTAGCAATGTTCTGTGTTTTCGCCGGATTTGCAACGATGTTGATTTCAGCACTTTACCACACGGTTTGCTGGACGGTGCACCAGGAAATCTTAATAAATAAATTGGATCACGTTTCTCTCATCCTATTCACAATGAGCATTTTTTACCCGACTTTGCTCCTGTTGTTGCCCTCGCACATTGGATACCCTTTTTGCGCAATCATTACTGGATTGGCGCTGTGGAATATTTATGGTTCATTCAACCATCCTCCGTCGCTGTTTCGAATGATGGCGGTGCCTTTCTCTCAAGTTCCAGTATTGTATCATTACTTTTTGCATATGACCCAGATAGAATGGGGTGCATTCTGGACATCGGCGATTTCGCAAATTCTGGGCGTTCTCGGATTCGTCAATGAATACACACCCTTTGATCCAGACGTGTTTGGATTCCACGAGATTTACCATGTTTCCACCATTGTGTCGTTTGTGGCGGCGTATGTCATGAATTACAGTATCCTTGGGAGAACCGCTTCGCTTAACCCCATACCCCCTCCTTAAGGGGGGGATAACTTACTAGTATTTATATTTAATAAATAAAAATACTATTATATCAAAATAGTTCTTCCAGAAGGATGGGTCATAGGGTTAAGCGAAGCGGAACGTAGTTCCCCATTAAGGCGGGGTCATAGCGGAACTATGTGTTATCCCAAAATGGGGTGCGACCAGGCGCGCCTCCAACTGTTCTCTCGTTAAATAAATCCGTTTCAAATCCGACTCGGAGTGACCCAGCGGTTTATTGTCATCCAGTGCAGAACTGTATAGATACGGAGACCCTGTCGCACCTTTGGAAATCTGGTCGATAAATCGTTCATAGTATCCTACATCGTTGCTGGCGTTTCGGAAATCATTTTCCATAATGGATTGCGCATTGTTGATCATATACTGGCGGTATTTGGCGTTATTGACCTCGCCACTTTGCTTCACAATGGAGTTGTGCAACAAAGTCTCAGAACGGTTACTCGCAATAATGGAGCGACCGTCGTTCATCAGAGGCGGGAATCCGAGATAGCGGTTGTTGGCATAATATCCTAAACTTGATTGCGGAATGGTTTCCTTAATAATGGGATAGGCAGAATTGATGGATTGTCCAGAAAACATTATTTAATATAGATGCGGAAAATAATAAGGGAACTACGTTCCCCTATGACCCTCCTTTAAAAATAAAATTTTGCTTACCAATACTCGAAAGACAATACTATAAGGGAAGGGGTCGTAGGGCGTAAGCGAAGCTGAATAACCGTAGGTTCATAAGTTTAGTAGCGCGACCACGCCTTGGTATTGTATCCATTGAGAACCAACATCTTATCTCGATTCGCCTTCCAGAATTCCACCTTGGCATCGAGCGCCTGGTCCTGCTTTGTCTTCGGATAAACATGGTCTTTTCTCGCATCCATCAGCGCCTTCTCTGCATCCGTCATCGGCGGTTTTACTCCATAACAGTTCACGCCAAAACGCACATTCGGATTGGAGAAGTATCCGCCGTTCACGCCCGGTCGTCCTAAATCGTGCTCATGACCCTTCACTTTTTGCAACTTACTCCAGGTATTTTTCTGCGTGGGAAAATAGGCATGCTGGTCCTCACTCCATCCATAGGTAGACCATTCCGCTCCATTGTTATAGGCGTCCTCCACCTCATCATAACTGGCTAATCTGGAGCCCATTGCTTTGCAAACGGCTTTGGCGTCTTCATAACTGTAGAGATTGTTTGAAATGTTGTATACTTCTTCCTTGGGTGTTGTTGTCTCATTTGTTGTCTCATTTTTGGTTGTCTCATCTTTTGATTCTGGTTTCAAATCGGGAACTTTGACATCTCCAAAAATGACACCAATGACGTCAATCTTCAATACGTATTTGAAGAACTGGACAAACAAAAGGATGAACAGCAAAATAAAGGCTTTGGATTCCAAAAAGGTCACTGTGATTGGTTTATCGGCCGGGTTCATCGGAATTTTAAAAAAATAAATTCCGACATAGAAAAATAGGATGAAAAGCCCCACTTCCAAAATGGAATAAGCATTGTTCAAATAGTCTTTAACCGATTTCAGTAAATCGGTCCAGTAAGTATCTTGTTTTGACGGTGGCAAAGAGTAGTAGTATACTGAGCCAATAACAACCAGAATGATCAATATGATAATATCGGTGAATCCGGCTTTACTTGAATGGTGGGTGGGGTCGGATCCGTCATAAAATATACCTAAAATTGCATAAATAATGAAATATATTGCTAAAAAACTGGCGGTCAACATTAATGTATTTTTGTCGAGGTAATTGTCTTTATCAAATATGGATGCAATCTTATTTCCCGAATTATCAGTGACATTATTTCCCGAATTATCAGTAACCTTATTTCCCGAATTATCAGTGACATTATTTCCCGAATTATCAGTAACCTTATTTCCCGAATTATCAGTGACTTTATTTCCTGAATTATCAGTGACTTTATTTCCTGAATTATCAGTGACTTTATTTCCTGAATTATCTGTTTTTGATGACATTCTATAATATATTATAGAATATCATATTTAAACCGTCGAAGAATTGAAATGAAACAAAGTACCATCAATATCGCTCACCCCCTTATTTTATAAAACAAACAATACGCCATGGGTGTGATAATCGGCTCCGATCCCATTTTGCTCAAATTTTCGTCATTAAAATGCACCCAGCCTTTCTCTGTTTTTATGTAAGAAGTGTAATGACCCCCCGTCGGTCCACCCATATGATTCGATACTCCATATAAATCGTAAATGTATTTTTCGGAATTGTAGCCCTCTACATATTTGGACAAGTCAAGTCCTTCCAGTGGACAATCCACCAAATGATTTAACCGGCGAATGTTCCGGTAATCCACCAAAAAACGTTTCAATGTAATGACCAGAATTTTTGGAAAATTCCAGAAATAATTGCGCCGAACAACGTCTTCCTTTTGGCCCGTTTTTTCATTGAACCATTGGTTCTCTCCATCCATCAACTCTTCCTTGACGAACAAATCAAAACAGTCGTGCAATGTTATGGACGATTTCTCTACGGGTATCGGCAAATCAATGATGAAATAATGTTCCGGTTTTTGAGAAAGAATTTCGGGTTTTGGAGAAAGAATTTCGGATTTTAAAGAAAGAATTTCTGTCATACTGATTCCATAAAACATATCATAAATTTCCGAATACTCTTTGGAATAAATTTCGTTCAAATAGTTGCAACACGTGAGTGCCACGGTATCTACTTTCGTCTTCACTTTGCCCTTGATACTCACTTTGACCGGTCGCGCAACCGTTGTGTGGAAACAATTAACAACAAATCGCAAAAATTCGGTCACGTCATTTTGCGCAAACCCGGTGAATATCTCTATGTTTTTCCGACGCGCAACTTGTTGCACGGACGTAACAAACTTGAGCGGTCTTACCACGCCGTTTCCCGACCACATCAGTTCCGACAACGTTTTCCATTCCTCCAAAATGATTGTCTCATCTTTTCCTTTATTTGTTTCAATTCGATTCAATACCATTTTGTTGTCAAAAATCTTATGTAGATCCAACGTGTGTGTCAAAATCTGAACACACGAATTTAGAAAACACGTATTTCCCAAATTCGTTAGACCCGTATATCCACTTTCTAAATAATTTTTGTCGGTAATGTTCATTAATAAAAAGAATATAATAAAACCTTTATATTCATAAATATTATATGGAATCGAACAATGAATACTCATTGATGCGAATTATTGCGCAATACAACCACAACCAGGAAGATTATCACCGAAATATGGGAGCCTTGATCGAGATGATGCAACAACGCAGTAGATCGAACGAAGTATATACATTTGAATTTGGTGTTTCCGATGCGGCAAGTGCGCTACTCTCTCTCTTTGATCCGTCCCGTAACACAGTAAGTGGATTATCTGTGGCCGACATATCGGGAGGGACCACGGTTTTCGCATATGAACAAGAAGATACGCCACTTATTTGCCCGATTACGTTGGAGCAGGTGAACGCGGGAGAATCCATCATGCGTATCAACCGGTGTAGGCATCGGTTTCGCGAATCCGCGCTTAGACGTTGGTTTGAGAATCATCGGAGATGTCCCGTCTGTAGAGGAAATGTGTAATATATTGTAAAATTGATTAAAAAGTAGAATCGAATAGAATATATTATTACACAAAGATGGATGATTATTCAAAGAAAACACAAAAAGAGTTGATTGCAATTTGCAAGGAAAATGGTATCAAAGGATACAGCAACAAAACGAAAGAAGGTATTATTCAGTTGTTGGTAGAGAAACCGAAGCCAAAGGTAGATGAATCCAAGGCAGATGAATCCAAGGCAGATGAATCCAAGGCAGATGAATCCAAGGTAGATGAATCCAAGGCAAAGCCAGAATCCAAGTTAAAACTAATCGATTTGTTTGCCGGAACCGGCGCATTCACATACGCATTTACACAATTGCGCATTGAAAATGCGCCAGCAGTGGAATGCGTCTTTGCAAACGACATGGCCGAAATGTCAAAAAAGGTATACGACGCCAATTTTGACCATAAACTGTTCTTGAAAGATATTAACGACATCGATGTGAAAACGATTCCGAACCACAGCATATTAACTGGAGGATTTCCTTGCCAACCGTTCAGTATTGCCGGAAATCAAGAAGGGTTCCGAGATGTTCGCGCCAACGTTTTTTGGAAAATCCTGGAGATTATTGATCACCATAACCCGCCCTTCGTTATTTTGGAAAATGTGAAAAACCTGGTTTCGCACGACGACGGAAAAACATTCGAAATCATTCGGAAAAATCTTACCGACCGAAATTACCACATACGATACAAAGTGCTGGACACGAGCGAAATCACGGGAATCCCGCAACACCGCGAACGAATCTATATCGTCTGCATAAAATCCAAAGAAATCTACGACCAATTCAGCCTGGATTTCGAAAATAAAGTGAAACTGCCAATATCCCAAATGCTGGAAGCAACCGTTGACAAAAAATATTATTATACCGACAAATCATCCACTTGGGACTTAGTAAGCAAGGATGTAGTTAAAAAAAACACGGTGTACCAATACCGGCGTGTATATGTTCGCGAAAATAAAAATGGAAACTGCCCGACACTTACTGCAAACATGGGAACCGGCGGACACAACGTTCCGCTCATTTTGGACGACACTGGCATTCGCAAACTGACTCCGCGCGAGTGTTTTAATTTCCAGGGGTTTCCGCAAACGTATAAATTGCCCGCAATATCCGATGCAAATTTGTATAAACTCGCCGGAAATGCGGTTTCGGTTCCTGTTGTCGAACTTATAGCAAATCGGTTGTTGTCTTTGATTCTTCGATCGTAAATATATTTTCGAAAGTCCCTTCATACACCTTCACACATTTTTCCGAAATTTGTGAATGAATGTTGTCCCAACTAATATGGGGGCGACGCCCTTCTTCGCACTGGTCCGCATTCGTTTGCGTCTTGTTCATTTTTATTTGTTTCCACTCGGGCGAATTGCTGGATACATTTACTTTCCACAAGATGAAAACGTTATTTAACCACCCGCGCATGTCTAGAAAATAAATGACGCCGAATTTTTTCTTGGGTCCAAATGAAGAAGGTCCATCCGACGTAAATGCTTTTACTTCAATGGGGTATTCGTGGTTGTAATTGTCGGAATAAAGGTCGCCGTTCAGGGAAACCGCTTTTGCCCATTTGACCGAATTATCGGTTTCCCTGGTGCGAATGAGGAACTTGACAATGTTTTCGGTAATGTCTTCGGGGGGATTTTGATTCCGAATGGGAAGGTTCGTTTCTTTGATGATTTTCATGGTGGTTTCGACTGAGTTTTTGTAGTCGGCGTATCTTTTTTGTAAAACTTCGATTGAATATTTGTCTTCCTTGTTCATTTGTTGTATTATGTGTATCGATGAATGGCTTTAATATTTTTCAATTTTATGCAAAAGTATTTTCGTTACCCGTAAAAATGAAATTGTATGTAAAAATGAAATTACCTGTAAAATTGAACTCTTTTTTTGCATTTTTAATGAGAGTATTAATTATGCATACGTATTGAAAAACACGCTATAAAATGAACACCCTTGTAATCACGATTGGCGACGCCACGTACAACTTTATTGTTGCACCTGGAACGCCGATCAACATTCAATTAAATCCAATTGTCGAATTATTACCCCCTGTATTATTACCCCCTGTCGTTAAGCCTGTCGTTATCGAAGAAGAAGAGCCTGTCACTAAGCCTGTCGCAGTCCGACACAAATACCAAAAGGACGCCACCGGAAACTACATATGCCCATATGGATGTGGTGCCACAAAGAAAAACCTAAACACCATGTCCGAGCATGTGCGCGCAACCCATTCGTCCGAATATGGACGCGATGCGAAACTCCACAAGTGCATCGACTGCGGAGATGGGTTTTCCACAAAAACGAAACTACAACACCACGTGAGCAACCACCATGCAATTAACTATGTAAAATGCCCCTATCCGGAATGCGCTTATGATAAAGCCAAGAATGCATCCACCATTGTTCAACATTATGCCAGACACCATATGGATCACCAGACAATGTACACAATGTCGGATAACATGTGCATTTGCAATGGGTGTGGCACATCATCCAGTAAAGTTGGTATATTGTATCATTTAGGCATTTGCAATAACCTGTCTCCCTTTTGCAAAAGTTGTGAAACCCCCCTTGACAAAAAAACCCTTGACAAAAAAACCCTTAATGAAAAACCCCCGTCCCCTGATGAAAAAATAATGTGCGAATGCGGATGTTTGGTTATTACCAGAAATATGGCAAGACACTGTGAAACAAAAAAACATATAACCCTCGTAGAGAAAAACAAACAAAAACAAACAAAAACAAAATAAACAAAATAAACAAAATAAACAAAATAAACAAAAAAACAAACAAAATGAGAAACAAAACGCATCTCATTTTTTACGTATTTCCAATGTAATATTTATAACGGCTTTACATATAATATGAAATACCTGGGAGGAAAACAACGACTTGGAAAGCACATTGCACCCATTTTAAAGGATTTAATCACAAGATATGAGGAGCTTGTCAACAAGAAAATAAAGGCATACCTAGAACCTTTTTGCGGTTCTCTCGGGGTATTGCGAAACATGACCGACGTGGAAGCGGAAGTTTTAGCAAATGATTACCATCCCGATCTAATCGAAATGTGGACCGAGGTTCAAACCGGTAAATTCGAATACCCAAAAAGTATTTCAGAAGAGGAATATTTGGCTGCGAAAGAATTACCAAGCCCCAATGCTATGAAATCGTTTGTCGGGTTTGGAATGAGTTTCGGAGGTCGTTTCTTTGGTGCATATTCGCAAAAGTATGTAAACGGAAAAGACGAAGATTTTTGCAAAGAAATGGTAAACAGTTTAAAACGCGCGGCACCGCTCATAAAGAATGTAAAATTCACAAACAAAGATTATTCGGATTTAAAACCCAAGGGAATGTTTGTTTATTGCGACCCGCCCTATGCACAAACGAAATTCCCAATCAAATATCGCAGAGAAACTAAAAAATATGATGTTTTCGATAATGAAAAATTTTGGAACACTGCACGTGAATGGAGCAAGACAAATATGGTGGTTATATCGGAAACCACCGCGCCCGAGGATTTTGTGAATATATGGGAACAAGAACGATATCGAAGTGCCGCACAAAGTAAAAAAACCCGATTCAATGATAATTCAACGGTTGCGTCAAAAACCCACAACATGGAAAAACTGTTTGTTCACAAATCAATCGCAGAGAAGTTGTTTTAACTGCAAAATACATTACAAATTTATATAAAATCAATTATTTATAATGTATTAGAAATAGATGGATATTGTTAAAAAAGTTTTACCCAGTTTTTTACACCCAGACCGATTAGTGAATTATACATATAATTTATTTACTGATGTTGCGCGGTTAATCACGTTTTTTGTATTAAACGCACCCTTGATATATACCATATATAATAAAACATTTGATACGAACATTTTCTTAATTTCGTATGTGGGGTGTGGATTGATTCAAGGGGTTGTAATCACGTTTTTATATTATATTTCAGATGTGTTCTTTTTTGGCCAAATGATAGACGTTGAGGCTTTTAA